TGTCAAACCAGCATATTGGCAAAATCATCCGCACCGCCTGTATGCCGTCCTGTATGCCAATCTCAGGCACGATGGCTAACTTACTCAAGCCCCCAAGGTGCGATGCCAACTGCTCGACAATAGACTTACCCCCCGAGGCCAACGTTTTAGCCCTTGCGTCATGCGGTAAGTAATGCTTGGTATATCGATAACCCTTAGAGTTAACAACGCTTGCAATTTCCTCAATGCTTGCGCCGCTGACCGCGTAATAGTCCATTACCCTGATCTCGCCCCTAACAACCTGATAGAACCACACCGCCGTGTCATCGCGGTAACCGAGATCCCATGCAGTCATTACATCCGCTTCTGGCTCAAATGGCAACTCACATATCCTGCCTGCGTCTTGGGCTTGGCGCATCTCTTGACCATAAAACGCCCCAAGTATGGCGGCATCAAAGCTGCACTCATACTCTTGGTCGTACTGGTCTTGGCTTAACTGTGACCGCGCCGCCTCTAATTCTGAGTCGGGCAATAGCTTGGATACTGAGGCCGGTAGCCTTAACAGAAACCAATCAGGCACTACTTGGCTAACCTTGTAGATGTCGTGAAACTGATTCTTGCCCTTGGGCGTACCACCAAACACCGCCCAGCCTAGCCGGTCTGACAATGTGGGGCGTATTACGTTACCCCAAACGCTAGGCTTAAAGTCACCGTATTCATCAAGGTAAACGCCGTTAAAACCCAATCCCCGCATGGCATCTGCGTTATCTGAGCCAAACAGCATGATCTTTGCACCGTTCAGCAGCTCCACCATCAAGTCAGATTCATTGGTGGCCTTGGTTACTGGCGCGGCGTAAAACTTAAGGTAATCCCATGCCACCCGCTTGGCTTGGCTTCTAAATGGTGCAATGTAGGCATATTGGGCTGATCTGTTGCCCTCGGTGATGGCTCGCTTGATCAGGTCATTGATAGCCGCTACCGTCTTTCCAGCTCTACGGTGTGCAACTAAACAAGACCAACGCTCAGTCCTGTTGTGGAGTGGCATGAATGCCGCCCTTGGGGAATAGGGCAGTATTATTTCCCTGCTGCCCACTTGATCACCAAGTCTTGACCCTCTGCGCCTGTGATCTCTTGCTTAACGGTCTCAGCCCAGCGCATTTGGGTTTTTGTCCACCAAATCAATGCGGTGGTGTCGCCACCTGTGGCTTTACCAAACAACGTTTTAGCTATCTGCCCATTGGCTTTGGCCTTACCCAAGTCCAACTCGGTGCGGTAATACTTGCGTAAAGTCTTGTCGTCTATGCCCACAAGAATGGCTATTTGCTCATGCGGCAAGCCTAATCCGCTGGTGCTTTCAACCATCCTGCGGGTCTCATCGGTTGGCTTATGAGCCTTTTGTGGGATTACTGGCATCTTTTATAAAGGGGAACTCGTTAAGCTGTTACGGTGGATTCTAACAACAATACGGCCTTTTTGCCTGTAAAGTCTTCCCATCGCTTAACAATTACATCGCAATATTTGGGGTCTAACTCCATTAATCGCGCATACCGTCCGTGCTTTTCTGCTGCCAGCATTGTTGTACCGCTTCCACCAAAGGAATCCAACACAATATCTCCGCCTTTGGTGTTGTTAAGCATTTGGTACTCAAACAAGGCAACAGGCTTCATAGTTGGGTGTTCACCATTGCGGGTAGGTTTGTCAAATTCCAAAATGGTTGTTTGCTTACGGTCAGCCGACCAAAGGTGTCCAGCTCCGTCTTTCCAACCATACAGACAAGGCTCATGTTTCCAATGGTAGTCTTGCCGCCCCATGACAAGGCTGGATTTTTTCCATATTAAGCATTGGCGTACAGTCCATCCCGCATCTAAGCAAGCGCCACGAAAGTTGTAACCCTCGCTATCAGCATGCCAAATATAAAAGACTGCCCCAGCTTTCATCATTAAATCGGCGGTTACAAACGCATCACGCAAAAACTGCCGGAATTGGTCATTTCCCATACTGTCGTTTTTTATGGTCAGCTTTTCTTTTGTGCTGCCCTCATATGCCACGTTATAGGGTGGGTCGGTCAACCACATATCCACAAGTTGCCCATCACATAGCTTTTCCATGTCAGTTAAGCTGCAAGAATCACCACACATTAATCTGTGCTTGCCTAACTGGTAAATATCGCCCAGCTTAGTGGTTGGCTCATCAGGCACGTCAGGAACAGCGTCCTCGTCTGTTAAGCCCTCAATGACTTCAGGCTCAAGCAATGCGCTTAACTCTTTGGGGTCAAAGCCCAGCATCTCTAAGGCAAATCCGTCTGCCAGCAAGTCGTTAAGCTCTATGGTTAACATTTCATTGTCCCAGCCAGCGTTAAGCGCCAGGCGGTTGTCGGCAATGATGTAGGCTTTCTTTTGGGTCTCTGTTAAGTCTTTAAGCTCTATGGTGGGTACTTCCTTGTAACCCAGCTTCCTTGCCGCTAATAGCCTGCCGTGGCCTGCAATGATGCCGTTAGCCCCATCTACCAATATTGGGTTAGTCCAGCCAAACTCTTTTATGCTGCCGGCTATTTGTGCCACTTGCTCATCGCTGTGGATGCGGCTGTTATTAATGTAGGGGATTAGGCTGTCAACCTTTTTTTGGGTGATTTTCATTCGCTTGGCGTTGGATACCGCAATTCCTGCGGGGTTGCAAATGTGCTTTGTCCTGCGCCCATTCGTTGCTGGGCATAGTCTTGCGCTTTTCTGTATATCTCGGGTGTTGGCTCTCCACCCATCTTAAGCAAGTCAACCTCTTGCCTTGTAAGGGTTGGCACGATCAATGGGTGTGACACCAGCTTGCCATCTTGGTCAAAGGCGCTTGACATCTCAGTCATTGCGCCGCCTTGATTCATTGGGACTTCGCCAAAGTATCCTTTGCCTTTAACTGTGCCTTGGTTGATGTTTTGCCCTGTTTCTAGGTTTCTCATGCCATAAGGCGCAAGTCCATCTTTACGGCTCAAAGCTTGGGCCAATAAATTGTAATCAGGCTCCACTCGGTAATCAGGCATCTGCTACCTCTTTCATTTTGATTAAGCCGTTGAGCATCCTACTCTTAGTGTTAAACCATTGCTTACTGAAGTCGCAGTTTTGGTAATGGTCAAACTCAGGGATGCCTAACGTGTAATGGGCAATCTTGGCGTTCTTGTTTTCTTGCTCGCCAACCAGTACGTTCCATTCTTTCGGTAACTCACCGATAAGTGAATCGGGTAGCCAACCGAATCGGTGAAGCTCTGAGCCGCTGTGGTCATCCACAAAATCAGGTGTTAAAACCCTGTTTCTTAGATGATTGCAATTCCAAAGTATTAAACTTGACCAATTCTTTCGGGGATAATCCCGATTCGCCGCTTCCATCGGTGTACCAATATATTTCTTTGGGTGCTTGGTCTGGTATTCATGCTTAACAACCTGCACTGCCTTGGTTGGGTCAAACAGCTTGGCAAGGTCATCAATGTTGGCAAGCATCAGCATATCGCTTGCGTCCAAAAATATTGCTTTGCCAGTGAACTTGGTGAAGTAGGGTACTAAAAACCGCTGATAGGTAAATGCGTTTGTGCCGTCTCTCTGTGTACCGTACAGAGGTGTTATAGCGACCGGCTCGCTGGTGCGCTCAATCAGGCTCTGGCAAAACACATGGTAGCCAACAGCCTCCCGAGGGTCGTAGCCAGCGAATATCCTAATCATTTGAATGAAAGTAGATAGATTGTGCTGTCAACCAATGCGGCAATTTCATCCACAATATTTTGTAATTGGGTGTCGTCTGGCAAAGCATCACGGTTCTTTTCAATGTAAGTTTTGATGCTAGCAAGGTACTTTTGCGGGTCTTTGGCGTTGTGAAAGTTCTCAGGGAAGTCCTTGATTTTTTCGTAACAGCCCGAGTACGCCTCTGCGTAAGTGTCTGCCAATTCAACAATGGCAGGGTAGTATTTCCCTAAAGCCTTGTGTGTGGCGTATGAATCGGTGCTCAAGTGCATAAAATGCGTCACCGTTGAGCTGTGAAACAGCGTGGAAATAAAGTCGGCAACGTCTTTTTTCATGGTTTTCCTTAAAAGGTTGTTAGTGGCTTCCATAAGGCAGGATTTGGGCGTAATTCAACAACAAACCAAGCTCCCACGATGCCGACACGTTTCCACCAACACGGCTAGGGACTGACTTGCCCGTTCGAACGCTTAT